CATCCCCGTGGCGGTCAATACGGCTGGTCAAATAACGCTTAAGGATTAATCATGACTATTCCAGCAAAAGTTCTACCGGGTTTTGCCGCTTCATTTTGGATGCAATCCGGCGCGGCTCCAACGCCATTGACAACTGCAAACCTTTCAGTTTGGACGGCTTCTGTTGCTACTATTGTTGGCACTGCTGCCAATGGCACAGGCGCGGCTGGTGTCGCTCTTAATATAGAGGCTGTTCCGGCATTTGGTCAAGATGATGGCGTAGCATCATTTTCAATTGCTGGATCGCGGCAATCAGATAAGATTCCGGTACAGTCTGCACCAACGTCTTTATCAATTACTGCGCCTTGGAATCCATCTGATGCCGGTTTGCTTTTGATTCGTGGCGATGCTTACAGCGGCACTGTTGATCGAACATTTGTTGTTGCGGCTGTTGACGGAACAAATACTGTTGCTTATGCGTTTAATGGCAGAGTTTCTCAATTTCAAATTGATTCAGCTCCGGGCGCAGAAGCCAAATGTATTTTTACCGTTCATCCGCGAGGCAATCAATACGGCTGGTCAAATAACTAATACCCCTTTCGCCCTTCGGGGCGTTTTTTTTAGATAAAATATGACACAAATCTCAAGCTCTCAAGACTTGCTTGGCTTTTTGATTAGCCAAGTAAACACAGGCAATAAAAATTGGTTTGGTTTTCCAGAGCAAAAAATTACCGGCATTAATTTAGTTCATGAAATTGCAGCCAGACATGCTGATGTAATGTCGCCTTTTGAAGTGGTGCAATATGTTTGCGAACTAAACGATCAAATTTACAAACAAATTATAAAAAAGGATATTAAATGAAATTATCAGGCGCACTAAACATTAACCAAAACAACATTCGCACTCGATCTTTTAAACTTGGCGGTCAAGATTTTAAAGTTCGCGTTCCACTATCTTCTGAAATGGAAGGTATTAGCAATCGAGTAAATGAAGTTAATTCAGAAAGTAAATTTGCGGAAATGATGGCTCCGCTTCTTGAAAAAAAATCTGAACTTGAAAGCGAAACAATTAAATTTGTGGATGATGATGCAATTGTTGATGGTAAATCAATTAAAGCATTGGCGAAATTGACTGCTCAAACAGAACACAGAATTACTGAAATGATTAGATTGTTAGTTCCTGCTCAAGAAGGATTTGATATGGAATCAATTTCTTATGAGGATATTAATTCTGAATTTCCTTTTGCAATTCAATTAGAATTGATGAAGAAAATTACTGAAGTAATTTCACCCGGTTACGAGGAAATTAGAAAAAACTAATAAGCTCATTGCGTCTGCAAACTCGCGCATATATTTTGGCGCATGGAGGAAATCCAGACGCAATGAGCGAAGATGATTTTGAATTAGTAATGGTTGCTTTTAATGATGGATTAATTGGAAATAAAACATTGCTAACAACATTTGGCAGTTTAACAACTGGAATTTTTAATTACATTCGGTCAAATGGCGCAAAGGCTTATGAATTAAAAGAAATTTTAGGAATTGCTTATGATTATATTTACAAGCCATTGACTGAAGAAGAAAAAGAAGAAGAAAAAAATCAAAGACTTTTAAATTTTATTAATATGATGCCCGGTGCAACTGATAAATTTAATAAAAATGACAACTGAAACAATCGCGACAGAAGGATTTGATGATTTCCAAAAACTTCTAATTCAATTGGGAGAAGAATTCGGTTATACAGAAGTAAATAAACGAGTTCTAATTCCTGCTGTTCGTGATGCAATGCAAGGAATGGCATCTCAAGCGCAATCATTAGCCAGAGTTGATACCGGACAAATGAGAGCAAGCATTAAAGTTGATGCAAGGCGACCAAATGCAAAAGACAAGCAATCAAAATATATATTAAAAGATGATGCAGCTATTGCAATTCTTTCTGTAAAAAGATCAAAAGCATCATTAAGCGAAGAATTTGGAGATGCAAAAAAGCCGGGCCATCCATTTTTGCGACCGACTTTTGAATCTAATATTTCTAATATGACGAGAAATTTAAGCGAAACAATTGCAAGTAGATTAAACAAATACCAAGCCAAAAAATCGAAGGATAAAAAATTATGAGTAGCAATATTGCGCGATTAGGTGTTGCGCTTGCAATTAATACCGTCGAATTTGTAAAAGGCTTGGCTATTGCTGACGAAAAAAGCCAAGCGTTTAAACGCAATCTTAAAGAAACAAAAAAGACTGTTGAAGAATTAAAAACAGTCTTTGCAATTGCTGGCTCGGCAATGGTTGGATTTGGCGCACATGCTCTTTCTGTCGCTGATGAAATGTCGGATTTAGCAGATGCAAACGATACTACTATTGGCAGCATTATTGAACTTCAACATGCTTTAGAGGCATCAGGTGGCAGTGCTAATGATGCAAATAAATTCTTATCATCATTTACTTCTGCAATTGATAACGCTGCACAAGGCAGTGATAAATTAAGAGATTCATTTAAAGCTGCTGGTGTTTCTGTTCACGATTTAGCGACATTATCAGGCGATGAATTAAGATCAAAAACAGTTGCCGGACTTGCTGGAATTCAAGATGCCGTAACGCGCAACGCAATTGCAATGCAATTATTTGGAAAATCTGCCAAAGGCGTAGATTTTAAAGCTCTCGCTCAAAATGCTGAAGATTTAAAAGGAAGATATAAAGAGCAACAAAAAGCTGTTGAAAATGCTGGTGCTGCATTTCAAAAAATTAAATTATTTATTATGGATATGGAAGTTGCAGCAATGCAAGCAATGCAGCCAATTAGTAATTTAATAAACAAATTACCTGATGAAAATCGCATTGAAGTAATGGCAAAATGGTTTACTTATCTTGGTGAAGTAATGTTATTTGCATTTGGTGTTTCCGCTGTTAAAGGAGTTATGAAACTTGCCAATGCAATGCGTATGTTAGCAATTTCTAATCCTTGGTTACTTGGTTTAGCGGCTGCTGGTGCTGCGGCTGGTTATGCAGCACAAGAAATGGGTATGTTTGGCGGTAATGAAGAAGGCAGCGAAGCAACTTCTCCAACTGCGCCAACTTCTGGATCATCAGGAAATGCTGGCCGAACAATTGAGCAATCAGCTCGCGATAAAATGATTGCTAAATATAATGAAGAAATTAAATTAGTAAGGCAATTGGCTGATGCTGAGCAAAGTCGGCAATATACAAACGGACATTATTTATTAATGGAAATTGATTTGGAAAATGAAAAATCTAAATTAACAGAAAATGCTTACAATCAACAAAAATTTTTGCTTGATATTGAAAAAGAAAAATTTGCAATTCAAGATAAATATAAAAATCAAAAATCTGACGCATTAAAACAATTGGAATTGGCCCCATCTGAAGAAATTGTTAAAGCAAAACAATTGTATGATGTAAAAATGGAAACAATTTCAAATTTAGAAGATTATGAATTAAGTTCGCTAGATATTATTAATGCTAGACGGCAAAGAAATATTGATGATGAAATTAAACGTCAAGGAGATTGGGTTGCAGGATGGGAAGAAGCAATGATGCGTTATCAAGAAGCATCAGCAAAAAGTTATGATATTGGTAAAGCAGGTTTTGAGGCGGTTGTTGGCGATATGAATGCAGCACTTAAAAATTTTGTTGAAACTGGAAAATTAAATTTTAAAGATTTAGTGGGTAGCATGATTAAAGACATGATGTACATGCAATTAAAAGCGCAAGCATCAAAACTTTTCGGCTCTTTATTTGATTCTGTGGCTGGATTTTTTGGCCCTAGTGTTATTGGCACTGGATTAGCAACAGGCGGTGCAATTGATGGGCCAAGATTAGTTGGCGAAAATGGGCCTGAATTATTTGTGCCGAGAACTGCTGGTGCAATTGTTCCAAATGGTGCATGGCAAGGTCAAATGTCATCGAGCGGCGGCACGACAATTAACGGGCCTTATATTGCAAGCATGAATGCTATTGATACGCAAAGCGGAATTCAATTTTTAGCTAAAAATAAAGATACAATCTGGGCTTCGTATCAAAGCGCAAACCGAGGCATTCCAGTTACAAGGTAATTTATGTCATTACAAACAATTTTATCGGTCGCTGAATCCGTGAATATCATGGATCACAAATTCGCAGGGCAAATGCTTTCGCGAAATATGCGGATCAGCACATCGGAAATTTTGACTGTGCAGCCTTTTCAATTTTCAATAAAGCCAATGAATTATTTGCTTTATTCAAAAAATAGAAATGTTCTTTCTGCGCTTCGAGTTGCTGACAGAATTACTGAGCAATATTTAAATTTTGGCTCTACTGGCTGGTTAAATTATATTGCTTATCAAGGTGACATGAGTTCGGTGCAGATTAACTCTGTAACAGTTACTTCAGCAACGGCAAATAAAACTATTGTTTTAGGTACTTTGCCTTCTATTTCATCTGCTGCTTATATTGTAAAAGCAGGTGATTTTATTCAAGTTGACCGATATTCATATATTGCAACAGCAGACGTTCAAAGAGGCGCAGGAGCAACCGTAAGCGTTCCGGTGCATAGAACGGTACTTACTACGGTAACAACGTCAATCGGGGCTGTAATAGGCCAATACGGAACAACTACGGCATTGGGTGGCAATACTTATGCTGGAATCACTTTCCCTGTTATTTTGCGCGATTATCCTGCTTACACTTTGGTCCCAATGACCAATGATTCTTTCATTTCTTGGGATGGTGCATTTGGCGCATATGAGGTGGTTCTTTGAATAATATTCCACCAGTACAAAATACAAATATTATTCGTTATGCGGATTTTGTTCGCATTACTACCGGCTCGGCTGTTTATCGGTTT